TCATCAATAGAATCAGTTTGTGTTTGCTCTTGTAATAACTTAACAAGTTCATTTTGTTTAGCATTTGCCTTTTCTATTTTTGATTTTTCTCTACCCCATCTCTTATTCCAAGCTTTTTGATTATCCTCATTGATTTGTTTCTTTTGTTCTTCAAGTCTTTGAGTTAATTCTTCCTCAGAATAAGTTTTTGGTTGTTGTTGTTCAGTTTCTTGACCTTGTACTTCGGTATTTTCAACTAAATCAACATTTTCTTCATTTTCCATATTAAATTACCTGCTTAAAGTCCATCGACTATTAATTCCTTGATAGCTTTTTTTGACTTCATCAATTTTGGTCTATATATAAAAATTTATAAACAATAAAAAGGACTAGAATTATCTAGTCCAAAACTAAGAAAGGAGGTTTTTTGAGGTCTAATTCTCCTCGTTTTCTTCTTCAATTTCTTCAATTAATTGTTCTATTTCCATATTACATTGTCTGCATTTGTGCTTGTAAAGGTTGTCCTTGTGTGATTCCACCCACATCTCCACTTTGCATTTCGGACATATCATTATCGTATCCTCCTTGATTTATTACTTCTTGCTGTATAGCACTATCTAAAGCATTAGCTTGTTGTTGCATTATTGTTATTTGTTGTCTTGCTTCTTTACGTTTTCTTATAATCATTTCAAGTGTTGGTTTTGGCATAGAACTATCCTCAGGCAATGCTTCGGTATATTCTTCTAGTGTTATATAGTTTCTAATCAATAAATTCTCTAAACTCATTTCTTGAGCATATTTGTCATAAGGGCTTTGAGGTGTTATATCTATCTTCATGTTGACATCAAGTGCTTCTAAATCTTTCTGTGTTACCTTAAATGGTGTTTCTACTCTTTCTGTCTGTCCTAGTTCATCTATAACATCTTCGTTAGTATAAAGTGTTAAACCATCTATGAAATATACTTTAATTAAATCAAAAATAACTTTTAAACAGTCCTCTAAGAAATACTTATAATTTTCTACTTGTTCGTTCAAAGGTTGTTGTGAAGCTTGTTGTACTGCTAAAATAGCTTTACCTGATGCTTGTGTTGGATCTACTTGTCCTGTTGCCGTATCTCCTGCACCTGATAACTCTCTTGTGCCTTGAATCAAGTCTTGTTGTAAATTATAAGCATCTCCACTCATTGTCGCAGGTCTTAAATAAGATATAACCTTGTTTACGTCATCTGCTCTCATTTCTTTAAGCTGTACTGTACTTCCTACTTGATTTAAAGCTTCAGGATTTGCTACTCTGTCTTTATCTACTACAAGTTTTGGATAAGCACCAATTTTTACAGCAATAGCTCTACGAGTAGCTGTCTTATTTATTTCTCTTTGATTCTCTAGTAAACCTCTTACTTCTGATATACCTCTAGCATAACCTCTTTCTTCTTCCCAAATAAAGTGTGCTACTGGGTATAACTCACACTCCATATTTTGTTCTTCTAATATCTCACAGTATTTAGTACACTCTGAAACCCATATCCTGCCATCTTTCTTTTCATACTTACGAATAACTAAACACATTGGCGAAACTTCTGTGAATCGTTTATCTTCTCCTGGTTGTTCAAAATAGTCCATATCAGATACTATATTCTCTATATCTTCTTCACTTGCGTTGTTCTTGCCTTCTTCTTTGTTCTTTCTTGCAAGTTCTTTTACTTCTTCTACTGTTTTACGATATACTATTAAAATATAAGGTTGATTCTGCATGTCTGAATCGTTTTCATTTCCATAATAAATATTGTTCTTGTCTATTTCTTCTGAATAGATCATGTCATCTTCGTTATAAAAGTGAATAATACCCTCAGAATTTATACAAGCATTTTTTACTATGTTACGAACTATCTTTCCTGATTGTGATTTCTCCCACATACGATTTACAAACTGAGTTAAACCTTTTGTTACATCTTTTAGTTGTTCTAGTTCTTCTTGGGTGTTGTATGTATTTGGATTGAATACTAATTGATATGAATTTTGATTTACTACATTGACTTTGTACTTAACAATAGGCTTTACTATATTTAAAGTAACAGGCTCTGTACTTGAAGATGGTCTGATTAAGCCTTCCCATTGTCTGCCATGATAATAATTATAGTTGTCTGTACCTTCTTCGTATAAGTTTTGCATACGATTGTAGTTCTTACCTACTTCATAAAGATACCAATTTCTTGTAATTTCTTTTACTTCTTCTTTCATTTATTACTCCTTAATCTTTTTCTGATTATTTGGGTAGCTATCTAAGTTTTCTAAGTATTGCTCGAAAACTTCTTTTTCTCTTTCGTGTTTCTTTTCTTCTTTAGCTTGTTTTACTTCTTCTTTTACTATCTTAACTGGGTTTATTGTAGGTATTTCTTTTTCTTTACCTATTTTAAATCCAAAATAAAAACCTATTATTAAACAAATAACAGGCAAAATCGTATTAATCATTTTTCTTTTTTCTCCCTCTTTTTTTAGGCTCTGTAATTTCTTTTAACTGTTTTTCAACAATTTCTTCTAGCATTCTTTCTGCTTTCAGCTTTTCTCTTAATACTTTCTTTTTCATAGTTCCTCCTTATCTGTTTCATCTTTTCTTATTAGAAATGTTTTCTCTTTACCACACATAGATAAGATTGCATATTCTAATCTACATATTTCAGAATCTGCCCAATCAGTCTCAAAAGCAACAGTATCTGCCTTACTTATAATTTCTAAATCTTTTGACAATTTTAAAATAATTTCGTCAACATTTTTATAATTTCCTGAAGAAAGTATTTCTACTTCATATCCTTTAAGTTTTAACTTCTCTAATATATAAAATTTTTCTTCTTCAATTTGTTCTTGTGTCTTTCCTACTATTGATTGACTAACTACAATTTTCATAACTCCTCCTATACAACATCAATAACACTTCCAAAATCATCATCCCTTATTGATACATCACTTCTTATCTTAAATGGCTCAAAACTTAATTCTCGTGGCTGTGAAGTATGTCCTTCTAATAAGTTAAATGTTTGTTGTTCTCTTATATCATAAGCTATTGCCAATCCCATTACTAAGTCATCATGATAACCTTCTTGTGCTTCAGGTCTGCCTTTTTCGTTCTTAATAAATGTTAGCATTTCTTTTAAGGTGTCTTTGTCTGGAATTTTATCTATTTCTTCTAGTACTATCGTTTGTAATTGTGCAAGTATTCTTGGTCTTGATGTACTTGTTGTTCTAAATCCTAGTTTTTTCTCCATTTTGTGAGTATAACTATCTTCTACTTGTCTGATATATTGATTGTCATATCCTAAACCTTCTAGCTCATTTACTGGGTATGTACTAAAGTTGCACTCTAAACCTATTAAAGCATTATTGTAGAATTTACCTAAACAATAAACTTGTCTTGTGTATTCTACTTCGTCAAACTCTTGCCATAATTTTGCTACTACTTTTCCTGTAATATTATCAATAACAAAAGCTGTAAACATATCGCTTCCGTTCTCCGAGCTGTATCTCCGTCCGATAACATAAGGCACTCTTGGTTTAGGTTGCTCATATATTTGTATAAATCCATTATCTTCTGTTTGGAATTTATAATCTGTTATTCTTCTGTTATCTGAATATGTATAAATAAAAGAGCCTTTTATTATTGGCTCTTTAACTTCATTTATTCTATTGAATATATTTTCTTTATTGAAATAACATTTTCCTGTTGAAATAAAGGCTTGTTCAGGTGTTATAGGATACTCTTGATGGAATTGTTCTATATCTCCACCACAATTATTTCTTATACACCATCTACGCCACTCTAATTGGTCTAGTGTTACTCCAAAATTATCAACTAAACTTTGTTCTTCTGCATTTAATTTAAAACCTGTATATTTCGGTAGTTCGTTCCACCCTATAAATACAGGAATAAAATCGTTTGTGCCATTTACAGCACCATCGTATAACTCTTTATAGTACTCATAACCATTAGCTGTACTTTCTATTATTATCATTGTGTTAGGTGTATTGGGTACTGTCTGCATTAAACCAGTTAGAATCGCTTTTTTATCTCCTTGCCAAAAGGCTAACTCTGATAAATGTAAATTATTATATGTTGCTGATCTACCTACTCCAACACTACCTGCTGTCATACATCTTATTTTACTATTTAAGCCTTTATTATCTCTTGTGTTGAATATTAACTCTTTAGCATTACTATTTAATATCTGTGGCTTTATAGCTTCAGGTAATTCGTTATAAAACAATTTACTCATATTAAATAGGTTTGTTGTTGCTTCTTCTATATGTGTTATAATACCGGTATTTATATTCTTCTTTGTTACTGTTTCTTTAAATAGTATTCCTTCTGTTAGTGTACTAAATCCCATTTGTCTAGCTTTAAGAATAATAATTCTAACAGGCTTTCCTTGTTTCTTCTGTTCTTTTATAACATTATATAGTTTTTGTTGAGGAGTATTTAATTTAAAATCTATTATCTGACTTTTCTTATCTCTAATCTTTAAATATTCCTCTATATATTTTTTAGTATTAATATTCATCTTCATCAGCTACTTTGTTTATATAATCTTCGTATGTTGTTTCAATGTTTAGATTTTCAACTTTATCTTTAGGCTTTTCTCCTATTGTATCTCTTATAATCTCGTAAGCCTTTGTATCTCCTTTAAGACATTTCTCAATTATAGCTAAACTCATTTTCTTTTGAGTATCACCTGCTGATAATAATGCTAAAAGTTCATCTCTTAAAGTTAATCTTTGTATTTTATTCTCTTTTCTTTTTTGTACAGACTTTTCTTGCAACTGTCTAGCAACTTCACTATCTTTTATTGGTATTAAATTTTGTTCATTAGCCATACTGTATCACTCCCTACTTTATAGAGTTTTGTTCCTCTTTTATTTTTTCTACAAAACCTTTACCTTCTAAGTAATTAGCTCTGCCTTCATTTACTGTAAATATATGTCCTAATCTTATTAGTTTCTTTAGTTCATTATCCTCGTAAAATGTTTTACATATTACTTGTGTTGGTTTGTTCTTATAAATATTTTTACCTTTTACTAATAACTTATCCCATGTATCTTCAGGAGGAGTATATTCAAAAGGTTTTACTTTCTTTGTAAATATTTGTTTAGCTACTTCATCAACATTACTACAATCCCAATCTAATACTATATGTTCATTATCTGTAATTGGTAACTCTTTTAGTATTGAAAGG